GCAGATATCCCAGCTATCAGCTTTTAGCCTGCTCTCAAAATATTCGTTTGCCTCATCTTCTGATAACCATGAATTATAGTTTTCTGTGGGGTAGTCAATTAAATCCATTTTTTAACCTCTCATTAAATTTTGAAGTTCTTTGATCGTTCGTAACTTTCCAGCATAGTACAAAGATTGCATTTTCAGTTTGCCGCTCGACACAAGCTTAAAACGTGTCGGCCCCAGACATTCACGGGCAAAGGCAACATCTTTAGGGTTCGTACTTTTAATCATTGATTGCATCCATTGATTATATGTCAATTTCCGTTTCGGAAACTTCACCCGCAACTTTTCATATTTTGTCGAGCGTGTCCCGTCCCGGTGGTGAACTGTTCTTGCTTTTGTGTCCAGTCTTGCAATGCGTGTTTGCTCTCCCATGTATTTTTCAAGCTTCGCATTCTTGAAAACTGGTTGTGTCATACATCTGCATTTCCAGTGTATAGGAGGCAGGGGACAGTCATCTATTTTATAAACCCGTCCATCTAAAGGAATACATCGGGCACATGTTTGCCGGTCAAGTTCACTTATCCAGCGTAAACCTCGCAAGCGTTTCCGGTTTTCAAGATGATATTGACGCTCCGCCCACTGTTGCGCCTGCCTGATTGCATTAGTTGCAAGGTCTGTTGCAGACTTCCGGCTAATTTGTAAAGCCTCTTGAATTCTTTTAGCTGGGAGTCTGTGAGGTTCGGCGGTAAGAAGTGCAAAGCGTGCTTCTTTAATTATTCTTGCAGTGGTATTGCTTGATAATTTTGAAAGCCAGTCATTAAAAAAGAGACCTTCAATTTGTGCAGAATTACACCAGAGCAAAACCTCTTTTTTGCTTAAATGAGGGACTCCCAGTATTACTTTAAAACTTTTTGGAATGACTGTTTTTAAAATATCATTTGCAATTGCAGGGGAAGCTTGAGCAACTTCAATACTTTTATTTTTTATCGTTTTGCCTATATCAGCATAAACAGAATCAAGGACTTTTTGAATTTCCTTTTGCTGTTTTAAAAGATATTTCTTTTTTCGGATAAGGCTTTTTGTCTTTTCTGCTTTGGCTTCAAGGACAAGAACTTGTCCAGTAATCCGGTCAAGTGACTCCTCCAAAACTTTGGCAATGTCAACACCAATGGCATTAATAATGCCTTCCAGTCTATGCGATAATTTTTGATACTCATTAAATAGGTTCGGCATGGTCTCAATCTTTTTAAAAGTAGGGAAGGCAGGTTTAACCCCGCCCCCCCCTTTTATGAAAACAAGCAAGTCATGGATACTGCAAGCCGGGAAAGCCGGAAAGTGCGCCCACAGCAAGCCGGACAACCCGGAAAGCGGCATCCATCGGTTAAAGCAGGCTTTGGCCGGATACAACATTTCAAAGACTGACCATCTGTTTTTAAACAGCATTGAAACAGTCCGGTTAAGCCGATTATACAAAATGCGTGACGTGATTCATAAACGTCTGCATATTGCATCAATGAAATCAGCCTGAATGTAGCCGGTATTTAACCGGCCACCTCCAGACCTATACAAAACGTATCTTGAAAGAGGTATGTCAAAAAAGATACGCAATTGTAATCAATTTAAGCTTTAGTCAGGTAAGCGGAAAAGTTAATCCCTGTTGCAATCGTTCCGCTTACATCCGTATAAAGCCGGACATATGGGTAAATAGTGCCGTTCTTTTCAGTACGGACGGGCACTTTATAGCGGCCCATTACGCTGTCTTGATCGCCTCCCAGCACTTCAGCAGCTCCAAGTTCAAGTATTGCAAGGTCTTCAATAGTGTCTGAAAAGTCAGGCTTGCTTGAACCCTGCAAACTGATTTTATAAAGTTCGTCGTCTGATTCAAGTTCAAGTTCAGAGACTTCAATCACCATAAGTGCCTCAATCAGACCGGCCCCCAGATCAAGTATTTGATCTGAACCGTCAACTTGTCCAGGAGCATCAGCATCAACGAGGCCGCTGTCTTTTAGTTTTAAATCAATATCAAACATGGTTATTTCTCCTATTTAAATTAAAAGTTGTTAGTTTTAAGCATCGTCAATACTTTTAAGACGGGCAGCGCTCTTGCCATGATACAGAGCAAAGCCAATTATCCATTGGATTCTTGTAACCTTTTTTTCATTGATTTCACCCAGTGGGACAACTTCAATCGGGCCAAACTGCAAACCGGTTGTATATGACAGTGTCCCAAATCTCACAGCATAAATTGACGTGGTGTCATCTGTTTCAGTAAACCCCAGGACTGAATCATCAATTATACTGATAGGGATACCACCATATCCGGGATATTGCTTTCCAAATTGACCGGAAATAATTTCTTGCGCTTGACCTTCAGCCCTCATAAGAGCATTGACCTTCCGGCGCATCTTGCGATTCATAAACAGGACATCCGGTCGGCTGTCTTTGACTTGGTCGATTAGCTCGTCAAGCTTTGCAAGACTCAAGGCAGCAGTTCCCATGTCAAGGACTTGATCGTTGACAAGCCGATTTTCAAGACCGTCCGGCTGTTTCGGGTCAGAACTGTTATTGCCTTTGAAAAACATCAAATTCACGTCCTGATTAACTGCTTTAGTCTTTGCACTGATATCGTAAGCGTGTCGGTCAGGGTTCGCTTTCACAAGGACAATGTCACTGCCTACACGTCCCCCAACTATAAAAAGTGGCTCTGAAACAGGGTTAATGACTCCCGTTTCTTCAGAAAAGCTTTCATTTACTCCCCTCCAACTTACTCCGGGAAGTGCTTCTTCAATTGAGTAACGGTGATTCAGTCCCGCATTTTCAAACATCGGGAGAAATTCCAATACTCCCGGCTCCATGCCTAAAGTTTCAATCACACCTTTGACAATTGGATCATCAAGATTCTTGGCATATTCTAAAATAGTTCCGCTCATTTTTTTAGTCTCCTATTTTTTATTCAATCCCATCTTGATAAGTTCGACGGGATTTACATCGTTTAAGTCAGAGGGCTTTTTATCGCCCGGACGTTTGCTATCAATGGACTCTTTAGACTTCGTATCAAACAAGCCTTTTACATTTGCAGACCGTAACCATGAAATCATTTTCCCCGGTGGCAAGTCAGGCACGAGTTCTTGAAAATCTTCAGGGACATCTTTTTTTAAATCATCTGCAATGGTTTTAAGTTCATCTTCAGCAGATCGCCTTTTTAAAATTTCTTGGTCAAGTCTTGCCTTGGGAATCTTGCCTTTGTCATCTTCGTTTTTATCGTGCTGGTCTTGCACGGGTTCAAGGTCAAGTTTAAAAGTCCCGTTATCCTGTTTGACATAAAGTTTTGATACTGATTCATCTAAATTGTCCAAATTTTCTAATTGCATTTTTAACATTTTGTTGCCTCCTTTTTTACGCCCGGTAATGGCGGGTTAAAGTTATTATTCTGATAAAAGTTTATTTTCCTCTTTGATTTTTAAAAGGTGATTCAAAGCATCTTCACGTGTTTTTAAATCAGGGTTCCGTTCAAGTACTATGTCCACTTGTGAAATTATTTCCATTGCAAGAAGTTTGTCCCATGTGTCGGCCTGCTTGTCGGGACTCAAGGCAGGCTTAGGGTCATAAAAATCCAGTTTAAGAAAAGCTTTGTCACTAAACTTCCGGCCCGGATTATGCGTATTGTAAATTATTTTAAACATAGAAAATAAATTTGCCTCAAACCGTGAATACAAGGCTATTTGGTCACGTCTTAGCTCCTCAAGCTCCCTGTTGCCTGCAATCTTAGCAATCCCGCTTTCATCAATATTCTTTGTGCTTAAACTTGCAGCAGAAAGACCGTTTGAAATTGCCGCTTGAGATATTAAGAACTCTATGCTTTCAATAATATCTTTTATCGGTGCTTTAGCAGAAGCGTAGCCAACCTCCCCATTTTCCCCCAGCTCAATGAGCGTTCCGGGGTCTGCTTGAACAGTCCCGCCCACTCCGCTTCCTTTTATGAAACCTGTGGAAAAGCCTTGATGTCGAATCGTATATAAAAGGTCTGTAAGCTTTTCAGAAATACTTTCCTGAATTACAAGCAAATCATCGCCACCACTTAACCAATAAGAGGACATCGGGCATCGGTCAAAAATTGAAATGTAAGGAATAACTTTATAAATATTTGGTTCAGATTCTATAATGTTTCCCCGGTAATCAGCCCGTTTAAATTCTGTATCCGTCCATATTGAATATTGAACTTCTTCTGTTTTGCCGGACTCCGGGTAGTGGGTAATCATTATTTCTTTGATTTCTTCCGGTGTGTCTCCAATCTTTATATTGACAATTTCACCTGTAATTAAATCCAAGTCCATACGGTCACGTCTCCACACGGGACGG